GTGTTCAACAATTTATATAGTGAGGAGTGAACAATGATGAAGAAAAAAGGATATGCCAAAGGAGGCATGAAAAAGAAAGGCTACGCTAAGGGCGGTATGCCGATGACTAAAGTAAATGGAATGTCAGTACCTAAGTTTGCAGCAGATGGTAAAGGTGCAAACGATATGAAAAAAGGCATGAAAAAAGGCGGCATGATGAAGAAAAAAGGATATGCCAAAGGTGGTAAAGTAGCTATGTACAATCAGGGTGGCATGGTTAAGTCTACTGGTACTATTCCTACTGGTATTGCCAACCCTAAAAATACTTATAAGTAGGAGTCCACTATGGCACCTGTCATACTAGTTTTAGGTAATATGGCTGTACAAGTTACCTCTGCTCTAATACGTAAGCAGCTAATGAAGCTTGGGTTTAGGGTTGCTAAGGATTATAAAAAGTTTTCTAATGTAACTAAAGTCACTAGAGATAATGCTGCTAACGTTCTTAATAAAGCTGAGAAACTTTCTGACAGACTTAAACCTTCTGGCAAAGTAAAACCAAAGAAACAAGAACTTGTTATGCCTAAAAAACCTAAACCAAAGGTGGATAATAAAACTGTAGGTTCACAATTTGATAAAAGTCAAAAGCTTAGTGACTTTGGTGCAGTTGGACCTAGAGTACCTAAATCATCACGACTACGTAATGTAACCGCTGTAGCAGCTGCAGCATCAGTAGCACCTACTGCTGTAGGAGATAAGTCACCTAAACAACCTGGATACCCTAGAACTGGACCTAAAGCAGATAAGCTACCTAGAAGTAAACCCACTGGAGAAAGTAAAGTTACTAGGTCAGATAGTCCTTCAGGTTTAGGTAGCGGTAAAGGTGCTATGTTAGAAATAGCTCGTGAGGCTGGGTTTAAGAATGTTGACACTGCTCCTCCAATTAATACCCTTGAAAAAGTAATTAAGCCTAAAGCAAGACCAGCTACAGTTAAAAGAGAGCTATCAGCTTTTGGTAAAGCATTTAAAAAAGCTCGTGCTGACAGAGAATACTCTTTTACTTTTAAGGATAAAAAATACACTACTCGTTACAAAGAAGAAACTGTAGCAGAGCACAAGAAAAAATTTCAAAAAAAGAAAAAATAAATGGTAGCATTATCTTACGACACAGCAACTGAAAGTATTGCAGTTACAGCCACTTCAGGTGGGGCGAGTAGTAATGTTTTATATACTTGCCCTAATAACCATGATGCAGTAATTACATTTTTACATGTAAGTAATGGGGCTTCATCTACTAATAATATTTCTATTCAGTGGTATCACAAAGAAGATGATGCGTATTATACCATAGTTAATAATAAATCTATATCAGGTAATGATGTTTATAATATGATTACTTCAGATAGATTATTTTTACATGCAGGTGATAAGATAACTGTATTTAATGGTGGTGGTAGCATGGGTGTTACTATCTCTGTAGAAGAGCACTTTAATCCTAATAGGCGTCAAAATGCATAACGGGGTTGCAATCTTATCTGTAGTATGATATAACTATTTATGTAAAACTACTCCTGCACAAATAAAAGGAGTAGTGCTATGTTTAAGAATATTTTAAAAGCGATTCAAGAGAATCAACAACGACGAGCAGACTATTGGATACTCATGAACCTGAGTGACAAAGAGCTGCATGATATGGGGATCAGTAGAGGTGAAATCAGGCAAAAAGTCTACGGTTAATGCAGCGGGTAATTATACTAAGCCTAGTATGCGTAAGCGCCTTGTTGCTTCCGTTAAAGCTGGAGGCAAAGGTGGTAAGCCAGGACAATGGTCCGCCAGGAAAGCCCAGATGGTTGCAAAGCAATACAAAGCTAAAGGTGGAGGATATAAGTAATGAAAGTAGATGCACCTAAAGGCTACCATTGGATGAAACAAAAAGATGGTGGTCTGAAACTAATGAAACATAAAGATAAGTTTGTCCCTCATAAGGGTGCATCTCTTACTGCTAATTTCCCTGTACAAAAGAAACACGATGCCAAAAAGTAAAAGTCAAAAGAGTCTAACAGCTTGGACTAAGCAGAAATGGAGAACCAAAAGTGGTAAACCATCAACGCAAGGTCCGAAGGCTACAGGCGAAAGGTATTTACCTGCAAAGGCTATTAAGTCTCTTAGTTCTTCTGAGTATGCCGCTACAACACGAGCAAAACGAAAAGGCACTAAGGCGGGTAAGCAGTTTGTGGCTCAACCTAAAAAAGTTAGAGCCAAAGTAAAACCGCATAGGAAAGTTACATGACAGAAAAGCAACAGAAGTTTCTTGATGCACTATTCGGTGAAGCTGAAGGTGATCCAGTACGAGCACTTAAGATTGCAGGATATGCCCAAGGGGAGTCATCAACGAGAGTTATGGCTCCTTTAAAGGATGAGATAGCTAATCGTACCCGTGACTTTATTGCTACCAATGGCCCTCGTGCTGTTTGGTCCTTGATGAACGTCATGACTAACCCAACAGACTTAGGTAATAAAGAGAAGATGGCTGCTGCTAAAGACTTCTTAGACCGTGCTGGTTTTGTAAAGACCGACAAGGTAGAAGTCAAATCAGAAAGCCCACTATTTATTTTACCCCCTAAAGAAAATGAAGCTTGATAAAACTTGGAAACTTCCAAAGCCTGACAAAACCGAAAGTGGCTATGTTTGGCACCCAGTAGTAAGAGTAGGTAGACAAGTACCATTTGGGTACTCACAAGATCCAGATGATAAAGATATTATTATACCTATTCCAGAAGAACTAGAACTGTACGAACAAGCAAAGAAACACCTAAAGCAGTACAGTTATCGTGATGTAGCCAATTGGTTAAGTGATCAGTCAGGCCGGCATATATCACATGTAGGACTATACAAGAGAGTTAGACTTGAGCAGAAGCGTAAGAGAGAAGCTGCAAACCAACGCTACCTTGCCGAGCGATACAAAGCGGCGCTCGACAAAGCAGAAAAAATCGAAGCCCAAATCCGTGGTGGTAGAGAAGAGTGCAGCCCAGCCGAAGCCTGAAGCTCTAGACTATGAGGAGATAGCTCGTGAAGTCATCTTTGAACCCAACGAGGGACCACAGACAGACTTCCTTGCTTCTACAGAACAAGAAGTATTATATGGAGGATCAGCTGGTGGAGGTAAGTCTTATGCTATGGTTGCTGATCCTGTTCGTTATCTAGGCAACCCTAATGCTAGGATGCTCCTAGTACGTAGAAGCACAGAAGAACTCAGAGAACTTATTTCAGTATCCAAGCAGCTTTACCCTAAAGCTATTCCTGGAATCAAGTTTATGGAACGAGATAAAACTTGGGTGTCTCCTAGTGGTGCAACTCTCTGGATGTCTTATCTAGACCGTGACGATGACGTTATGAGGTACCAAGGTCAAGCCTTTAACTGGATTGGCTTTGACGAACTTACACAGTGGCCTACACCTTACCCTTGGAACTACATGAGGTCACGACTTAGAACAACTAGAGCTAGTGGCTTACCACTCTACATGAGGGCTACTAGCAACCCTGGAGGTCCAGGACATCAGTGGGTCAAGAAAACTTTTATTGATCCTAGCACTCCTAGTGAAGCATTTTGGGCAACGGATACAGATAGTGGCGAAACTATATGCTGGCCAAAAGGTCACACTAGAGAAGGTGAACCACTGTTTAAACGTAGGTTTATACCTGCTACCTTATTCGATAATCCTTACCTAGCAGATGATGGCATGTATGAGGCTAATCTTCTGTCGTTACCTGAGCATCAGCGAAGGCAGCTACTAGAAGGTGACTGGGATATTAACGAGGGTGCAGCCTTTCCAGAGTTTAATCGTAAAGAGCATGTAGTAGAACCTTTTGACATACCTAGCAGCTGGGTAAAGTTTAGAGCTTGTGACTATGGTTATGGATCTGCTACAGGTGTACTCTGGTTTACCGTCAGTCCTTCCGAACAATTAATTATTTATAGAGAGATGTATGTTTCCAAAGTTACTGCTACCGATCTAGCAGATCTAATACTAGAAGCAGAAGATGGTGAAAAGATACGTTATGGTGTTTTGGATTCTAGTTTATGGCATAATCGTGGTGATACTGGGCCATCACTGGCTGAACAGATGATCATGAAGGGTTGCCGTTGGAGACCCTCAGATAGATCTAGGGGTTCTCGTGTAGCTGGTAAAAACGAAATACACAGACGCCTACAGATGGATGAGTTTACTGAAGAACCTAGAATGGTCTTTTTTAATAATTGCACTAATACTATTTCTCAAATACCAGCTATACCTTTAGATAAAAACAATCCTGAAGATGTAGATACACATGCAGAAGATCACTTGTACGATGCTCTAAGATACGGTATAATGACTAGACCTAAAAGTAATTTATTTGACTTTGATGCAAATAATCACCGCACAGGGTTTCAAGTTTCAGACGCAACCTTTGGCTATTAAGGATAAGACATGGAAGAAGAATTTGAAGATATGATGATGGACATGGAGGAGACTTCATCCATAAAAGATGTGGAAGAAGAAGACTACTCCGATCCAGCAGCAGGACAAATTGTTAAGTTCGTAAAAGAAAAATACTCAAAGGCTGAAACTGCACGAGAACTTGATGAACAACGTTGGGTTCAAGCTTACCGTAACTATCGTGGTATATATGGACCTGATGTTCAGTTTACTTCTACAGAAAAATCACAAGTCTTTGTCAAAGTAACTAAGACTAAAGTATTAGCTGCATATGGTCAGATTGCTGAAGTACTCTTTGGTGGCAACAAGTT